AATCGACACCATAAGGCGCCCGCACCACGTCGTACACGGCGGGATCGCGGCTGGCGCCGTAGCTGATGATGTCCACGCCCGGGTTAAACGCAGTCTCCGAGATCGTCGGATACTTCGCCATGAACGCGCGCACGGCCTCTTCCGGCATGTACTCGGTGCGGATCTCGTCCGAGGCGGGCTGCTGCACCTGCATGGGTGTCAGGAAGTCGGGGTTATCAAGGCCCGTGTTCTGCCCGGCGTACTTGCCGACCAGCGCATCGCGCTGCGCCGCAAGCCGGGTGGCGTAGTCAATGGCTTCAGGAGACCAGCCGGATTGCGAGTAGTCGTAGGCCATCAGCCGGTTCCTTCAAGCATCGGATACGCGCGCATCGCCCAGTCTCGCCAATCTGTAAACTGATACGGATCGGGGAGGTTGCGCTGCGAAAAAGGTGTCGCGCGTACAAAACCTACCGCCCAGTCCTGCCAGCGACTTTCGTCAGTTAAACGCCCGAAAGACCAAGCATCGCCGACGGACAGTATTACACTATCCGCCCAGTCCAGCAAAGTCATGTTGCGCGGGTCGATCATCCAATGACGGTCCCGTCAGCGGGCTGCAGGTGCGCCATGACTAGGCCCATCTGATAGTCGCCGCCGAGCGTGTTGCTCTCAAAGTAAAAGCGCAATTCACGGCGCTGCTCCTTGAAGTATATGATTTGTTCCTGTGGCGTCTGAGGCGTCTGAACGATGGTCTTGCTCTCACCATTTACCTCGGGCGCGCGGGCGTTGGCACGCCCCCGAACCTGCACGGTCAAGTCGCCCGACTGCACGAAGTCGGGCTCCAGCATGAGCACTTGGAGGGCTTTATTGACCTGCTTCTGGGCTGGCAGGGAGATGTCCGCCGTCTCGAAGTATGACAGGATGGGCTGCAGGCTCTGGCCATTGATGGCGTCCTTGCCCGTCTCATGGATCCAGAAATTGTAAGGTTGGATAAACGTGAGGTTGAACTCGGCGTCCGCGCCCGTGCCGCCGGTCACCGGCACGGGGTCGGTCGGGAGGACCGTGTAGTTGCCCGCATTGGTGATCTCGACCGTGTCGATGACGCCACCAGTCTCGCCCGTAACCGTCAGCTCGACGGGGATGGCAAACTGGCCGCCGGAGAGCGTCAGGACGTCGCCCGCCGTGTACCCGGTGCCGCCGTCGTCTACGGCCACGCTCTGGGCGATGTAGTTCTGGGGCTGGATGCCGGCCATCAGGGGCTTGCGGAAGACAGTGGCGAAGGAGCCCGCGCTGCGGCCGCCCTCGGGCAGCGGCGTGTCGTACCATGTGTTTTCGCGCACATTGTAGACCACCGCCCAGTTGGGCTCGGTGGATGTGCCAAACGGGAAGCAGAACCAGATCTCGCCAAAGCGCGGCACCTTGGTCGCGAAGACCTTCTGGCGGTACTGGTTGTTGAGATTGTCGAAGAAGAAATTGATGTTGAGGTTATTCTCGACCTCGCGCACGACGCCGTTAAACATCAGGAAGCGATCCGTGCCGACCCAGTAGAAGATGCCGTCGTACTCGATGACCGACTGCGCCGACAGGATCGAGCTTTGCGTCGAGATCGTGTCGAACTGGAATATCTCGGTGCTGCCCACAAACGACACGCGGATTAGGCTGTCGGCGGACCAGAACAGACCCGAGGGCGCATTGCCGGGGCCGCCGCGCAGGGCGATGGCGCGCACGATCTTCTGGCTGGTGATGTTCGCAGAACCTGATCCTGCGCCAGTGTAGTCGGCAGGGTCGCCGGGCACCGACCACGCGACGTAGCCGTCATTGCCGAAGATAAAGGTGTACGGGTGCAGCGTCACGACGCCGCCCGTGAGGCTGACCCCGGCCGGCAGCTCTCCACCACCAGTCGTCAATTCCGTGAGCACTCCGGTGCCGAGAAGGTCACCGATAAAGAGCTGGCCGCCCTCGTCGTTGCAGATGCAGTTCAGGTTCGGCGCCACTTGCGCGATGATCTGCAGCGCCGTCCCGTCGTAGTTGGTGTCGAACTGCCAGAGGTTTCTGGCGTCCGTCGTCAGGGTTGTCGGCGTGCGGTCAACAATCACGGACGTGTTATTCGAGCCGTCTATGTAGAACCGCTCGACCAGATTGGCCGACCCGGCGTGAACATAGGTGAGCTGGTTTTGCGTGTAGACGTACAGGGAGCGGACCAAGCCCTGCAGGTACTTGTTGATCGCCCGGTAGCCGCCCATCTTGCGCGGCAGGCCGCGCTGAAACCGCACCCAGCGTCCGTCGACGTAGTTATCACCCTCGAACTTGGTGCCGTCGCGCTTGATGCCCGGAGCCGACGCTATGCGGACGATGTTGTCAGCCATTAGCTGATCGCCACCGCAAAGCTGTAGGCGTCGTCGGCGCCGATCGCGCCGATCGCCGTGCGCGCCACGGCGGGGCTGGCCGCCTCAAAGACCGCGATGCCCGTCGCCGTGCCGCCCAGATTGATGAGCGCGCCGCCGGCAGACGTCGCCCCGGTGCCGCCGTCGGCGATGCCGATCGGCGTGGCGATGCCAGCCGTGGCCGCGTTCACCACATCAGTGCCGTCGCAGTAGTAGATGCCGCGCGCGCCCTGAACGACGTTAGCCTCGGGCGACTGCGTAGCCGTGGCAAGGCCCAGAGAGAAGGAGCCAGTCGTCGCGTTATCGACCCAGTATTGCTGCGTGGTGCCGGGCACCTCAATGACCATATCGGCAACCAGCGTGCCGATGAACTTGTAGGCGATGCGGTTCAGCTCGGCACCCGCCAGCACATACGGACTGCTCTGGCTGGTCAGATCAATCGACGTGTAGTCAAAGGCAAACACGGCGTCCTGACCGAAGCCCACGGTGTACCAGCCGATGCCGTCGCTGTTGACCACGGCGCTATCGCCGGGACGCAGAACCAGCGTCGATGCGCCGTTGATCTGCTCGGACCCGGCCGGGTCTATGGTCAGGTTGCCGGAGCCGCTGTTGCGCGCCGAGAGGAAGAAGCCGTTGCCAACGGTCGCCGCCGCCGGAAGAGTGAGCGTGCCGACGCCGCCCTCCCAGACGTACAGGGCCGCGCGATCGGCTGCGCCCGCCGTGTAGTTGGCGTTGAACGTGACCGTCGGATACGCCTGCGACAGCACGCTGCCCTGCGCCACGAGGCCGTAACCGGCGAGGGCCGAGGCCTGCGCCTGCGCGGTCGCCGCGCCGTAGCGGAACGTGCGCCACGAGCCGGCGGCGGTGGTGTTGTCGGTCAGGTAGATCTGCCACTGCTGACCCTGCTGGATCGAGATCAGGGTGGAACCCGTGCTGCTCTTGATCGTTATGGTGTCGGGGCCGATGTTGTTGAAGAGCGTGGTCTGGCCTACGCCAGTCTGGTCTCCCGGCGGCATGAAGATGGAGTAGGCGCCCGTCGGCGTCACGTCGATGATGCGAGCGGCGACGTCCGGCCCGGTGTTGGCCTCCAGCGGCCACGACAGGGTCGTGTCCGCAGTAAGGGCCAGCGCCAGATAAGACACATTCGACGGGTAGATCGTCGTGCCGCCGAAGACCTGCGTGTAGACGGACATTTAAGCCTCCTTGCGAACCGTCGAGCGGTCCAAGATTTTCTTGAGATCTTCGCCGTTCAGCATGGCCGCGGCGCGATCGTACATGGCCTGCCAGACCTGTATGCGCTCGTCGTTCTTGAGGAACGGCGTGGCCTCCAGAAGCGACGCATACAGGAGCAGCTCCGGGGCGTACTCCGTGATCCAGTTGGTCTGAACCTCGTCGCTCAGAAGCGGCGGCAGCTCATAATACAGAACCTCAAAGGGATACTCCGCATCCGGCGTGGGGGCGACAAGCCAGTGACTGTAGTCGTAGTCGCCGTAAAATTGCGGCGTTCCGGTCTGGGTGCTGTCGGGCCAGTAGCTGCGCAGATACTCATAGCCTCGCGTGAAAAGGAACTGGCGCGTGTCGTTGTTAGCGCCCGTCCCGATGTTGATGCTGATCGTGTCGCGCCAGCGATCCGGCTTGTCGTAGACCGACAGGCCGACGCTCATGGTGCCCGTGACCACGTTGATAAAGCCCTGAACCTTCAGCTCGCGGGCAATGCGGCGCTCGGCCAGATTGATGAGGCGCGGGATTTGCTCGTAGACCACGGCGTCCGAGGCCAGCGTGGCGCCGCGCTCGAGATAGCGCCGCATGTCCTGCTGCAGCGTCGTGAAGGTCGTCGTGGTGGCGGA